AACGGCGGCTTTATCCACTTTTCGTTGAAGTGCCAAATCACCCTTTGCGCCAAACATGCTACCGAAGTTTTCAGAAACACCTGCATCTGTAACAGCCGCGCCAGCACCAGCACCAGCAGCTGCAGCTGCGCCCTTCGGTCCCTTCGTACGCTCTTCAAAGAACTTCTCACGAGAATCCTCATTCTCCTTGTACTTCTTCATCAACGTATTCAATTGCTCATTGTTGTATTCCTGATCCTTTACATCATTCGGATTAGGATCCCACGGAGTCCACTTACCAACCTCACCCATATAAATGTTATGATACTTGTCCTTCGTCTGTAACTTCTTTGCCTTGAGTTCAGCCTCCTTTGAATTACCATATACACCGCGCACCTTCACACCACGCATAGACGTATGGAAATCATTCAATGCATAAAACTCCTCCTCCAACTTTGAGCGATTTGCAAACATAAACTCGTCATATGCCTCTCCAATCGTCGTCTTTGTAATAGACGCCTGGTTGGTCTTAATAAATTGAGTGTAGTTTGTGATGACATTGTCAATTGATAAACGATTTTTACGGCAGATTGCAGCGGAATCAAACAAGTCGTTCTTCTCAAGCTCACGGGCCTTCTCATCCAACTCATCATTTACATTCTTTACGGTCTCCACCAAAAACTTCTCCAAGTTCTTTACCTTCCAATCCACTTCATAGGATTCAACAAACTTCTTGAAAAAGTAGACTTCCTTCTTATCCAGCACTTTCTCCGGGCTAAGAAAACTCAACAAGACATAACGCTGGCCAGGAATCTCCGTATCTTCATCCAGAAAATCTTCTACTACGTTCTGTGATTGTGACATCTTCTATGTTGTGAAAGTGCATTATGCTTTAAACTCGTTTAGAAAGACTATGGAGCAGCACTGAGTTTTTTTCTAATGATGGAATATACACAGATGATGGGTTACGGATTTGCTGAAATTGTGAACCGCGTTATCAAATATTTGATCGAAGGTCTTGTTATTGCCGCCGCTGCTATCTTTATCCCCAAGCGCGCCTTGCCCTTGGATGAGGTCGCCACCCTCGCCGTCTTGGCCGCTGTCGTGTTCGCTATCTTGGACGCTGTTAGTCCCAGCATGGGTGTTACAACGCGTCAAGGCGCAGGATTGGGGCTTGGATTCAAGATCGTTGGATTTCCTATGTAAAATACTAGTGTTTTTATTTACTATTTTCTCGTAACTCTATTTACTTGAAAATAGCATATGATACCCCTCCTGACTCACTTTCTAAAATTCAGGGGTTTTTAGAGGGTTTACTATTTTGCAATTTTCCAGACCTCTACAATGAACCCCATAACAATCAGTACTTGATATGAAAACACATGTTGGCAGTGAATCCAATAATGCGGTAATTTCGTCCTGAAGTGCTTTTTTCCAATCATATCTGTTAAACCATACATCTAATTGTGAAATATGAATAATAGAATATCCTTCTGCTATACATTTTTGTATCTTTTCTATATCTTTTGCTTGAACATTTTCAGGAGCATCCCAATTGGAAATTTGAACAAAATGCTGCTCTCCATCTAATTCAATCAATATATTTCCAACTCCAAAATCAAATGGCATAATACTATTTGTTTTAGAGAAACGGCACCAATCAAAACGTAATTGTTTCTTGCATTGTGGATATTCTTTAGAAAGAAATTCTAACAATTTTGCTTCTGATTTATTCTTGCAATAAGGACACCAATATCCTGTCAAGACATTGTATACTTTTGCATCAAATTCACTTGAACATTTATCACAAGTAAAGATAGCACGTTGCTCAGAACCTTTGAATACACCACGTAAAGTTACTGCGCAATCTATAGATAATGCGAATTCTCGGTATTTGTGCCAATGCTACAACTGATAAACGCCTACATTCTGCGGTGTTATTATATAATCCTGTCATTATTTTAAACGAAGAGGATCCAAGCGCTGTCCCACAATTAATTGCAGAATTTGAACAAATGAGTCATGTTGTTGTATCTGATGAATTATACAAAGTTTATTGTGACTGGTTAGATTTCTTCAACACATATAATGGTCGAATCACATTTACCACTTCAGAACGTCAGGTAGGATATCATCTTATTACAAAGATTATGATTACCTGATATATTTTATCATATTATCCCACCGTTTTTATATACATCCATTTTTGGTCCTTACAAATAAGCTCCCATGTTTTATCCTGCATATAGAGCTTGTCACGATTCTTCAATAACGGAAAACATGCCAAATATTCATCCATTTCCAGAAGCTCACAGAATTTGTACAGAACATAACTATAGGACAAAAAGTTACGCCGACCTTTTGGACAATGTTTCTTAAAAGATGGTTGAATTTCACGAAACATATGACGCAGTCGCTCTTCATCTTCTCGTGACATAAATGGGGCATTCTGTCCATTTAGACGATTAATGATATGAGGAATATGCTCATAGTATTTTGAACATTTCATCTTACGAAGAATCTCGCGCATCTTTGTTGGTTTCAATTTGCTCATGTCTGTGATTTGCTCACGCTTTAATTGAAACAGAATGGCATCATAAATATCTTCTGGGATTTCTGTACTTTCCTTAGCCTGGAATTGTGCGAGCCATTCATTGAAATGATTAATCTTTTTGTAGGCATAATAACATGCCTCACGAGGCGGATCCTTATAAGATGGTTTATCAGTATCTACTAAGAGCGCTTCCTGATATCCACATTTAGAACATGTAATATGTGCTTCATTTAAACAGATAATCATTTCACTGTTACATTTATCACAAACAGTCCATTCATCCTCATAATCATCAAGGGTATTGCGAACCATGCTTGGGTCTTCCAGTTGCAAATAATCATTGAGGAGTTGATTGCGTTGCATCGCTTTTTGAATAGGTTTTGGTGCATCTGGCTTATTCCCCTCTTCTTGTGCGACCTCTTCCAAAATGGCTAAGATGGAACCTGATTTGGCTTTGGAGGATTGATGTGTATAGTTTCCTTGCTGGATTTGATCCTGGATATCATAATAATTGTATAAGATATCACCTGTCCTGAGAAAATAATCCATAAGTTCTGTACCATCCTCTACAGCTTTTATCTTTTTTTCAAGGGCTTCGGCATCTCGCTCTAATCGCCAGAGGTCTATGGAGGAAGATGTTTCTGTTATCTTTTTTCGTAATACGGCAAGTTCTTCTTTAAATTGGTCAATATTCTGTTTTTCATCTACTAATTTTTGTACTTGTTGACTATGTATGGCATCTAGGGTTGTACGGGCTTCTGGATTGCTACGTTTTGAAGTTTTTACTTTGAAGAACACACTCATTGCTTACCATGGTATTGGGTAGACGGTTTAAATTATATTTTAATTTGTGCGTTTGGAATATAGAGATGGCTGCTGTTGGACCTCCTGACACTAAAACACAATTATTACAGAGTGTTCGTAATTTTCTACAAAAGAAATATAATAATTCTACTATGTTTACAACATCTAACGAAAAAAAAGATTATTTAAAGAAATTTATAGATGAACCTTCACGCAATAATGGATGGAACAATGCTATAGGTAAGGCAATAAACAGGTCTGATTTGATATCACAACAAGAACTGTATAACATTGTAGATGAGATAGTAAAACCTCCAGTTGCACCTGATGTTGCTGCGGCTGATGTTGCTGCGGCTGATGTTGCTGCGGCTGATGCGGCTGCGGCTGCAGCAGGTGCAGCCGCATATCATAATGGTATTCCAATTATGCGTCTTGGTAGTGGCGGCCGCAGAAAACACCGAACTCGTCGCAACAAGAAACAGAGAAAACACCGTTCCAGAAAACACTAATGCATCATTGAAAACATCTGTAGCCCCTCTTTAAACAATGTACAATCTCCCAGAATCTTCTTCGCAAGTGCCTTCGTATTCTTCTTCCGATATGATGTCATAATCCACAAACTATCATTATACGCTTTCCACTGCTGATACTGTTTATAATCAGAAACAATAGTAACATAAATATTATAGAGTTCCTGCTTATATGCTTTCTGTGAAACCGAAACTGTGACAGAATAATCAAATAACATATTCATCCATTTGATAAGACGCTCCATTTGTAATAAATCCAGCTCCCTTTCTTCATCTATCTCTTTTGTGCCTGTGACAGGTATAGTAGGAGCCGTATAAAGTGAATATACAGATGTCATCATAGATAATATGATGGGACCTATATTACTTGTAATAATGTGACTAACAACTTGTACAGGGAGTGACATGGTGTGTTCTACTTAATCACTAAATGATAAAACCTTGCCAAAATATAACCATAATACCACGCCAAATAATGCTTTTGATGTAATGTCCAATACATTATAAGCAATATTCTTCTCCTCTTCATCAAACAAATACGCCACGCCATAGCCCGTCCATATGATAGAAAAGATAACAAATACTGCCATAGGAGCTCCTTTCGGAATCATAAAGAAGAACATATACAGTACCATTAATGCAAAAAAGATAAATCCAATGACGAGGCCTTTTATTGATGAAATGATCTTTTGTTCTCCAAGGTATCCAAAGAGCAACATGAACCAATTTAGAATAATCAGAATAAAATAACATTTGTAATTCATTGTGTTAGCACCATGATTATAGAATAACACAATTGCCAGTAAAATAAGTGGAGTAGTAATCATCCAATCCATATAGCGCATCGGTATAATCTCTTTCAAATTAAATGTGGGCTGTTTGATTTTCTCCACAAATGTACCATATACAATTCCTGCAACTAATGATACGGCCGTCTCAATATTCATGATATGACGTGTATTTACAGAGGATGTACGTAATGCTTCAATTAAGGTAATACATGTATAACCAAACAGAACAATATATGTTGTTGTAAATGTACGACTAAGCAGTGAACCATATTTGAGCGGCTCCTGTTTTTTATCGGAATGAGATTCTGGCATCTTTCTCTTTAGTATATACATAGATAATCCATGCGAACAGTGAAATTATTATTGCTGATATCACTATTTATCACTTTCATAATATCACTCTGTTATTTTGGGTATTGTATTATTCATGACACAAAAGGACTGCATACATGGCAGATGCCGATGTTACTCGCATTGTTTTTGGACATGGTGTTAACGTATTATCAGTAGTTTACTGACTGAAAAAGAGGTAATGAATGGTTAGTTGTTCTTGTGGCTCTTCTTTGACTGCATCAATCTGCTCTACTAATCTGGCAATTCGTCGCATCATTTCTTCTTTATTGATGGATATCATTCCTGTTGGGGTGTATCCGAATGGCGATTTATATTTCTGTGTTCCCTCGCTGTATCCATCCGGATTAAAACGGATGAATACAACTTTTCTAAAACCAATCGCTTCATATATCGCAATCATGCGCTTCTGCTCACAGATGTAATTGGCATGCTGATTCTCATCAATCTCAATAACCAGGCAGTGTGATCCAAAGTCAATAAACAGATCAGGACGATGTTTGCAACAGCCTCCTTCAATGGATTGTATGCATTTGTCAAAAGTCATTGTTAGGGTGTCTTTGTAATGCTCTTTAAGTACGTCCATAACATAATGTTCTTTTAGTTTGAATTGTCGTGGAATTTTTACATTTGGATGCAATACGCAGTAGCAACGGAAGCAGTAGGGTTTCCAACGGGAACTAAGAATTCCAATAGATTTGCAATGTTGACAGCCACTTTCTGGAGTGCAGATAATGCATTGATTTCGTTGTTTCTGATGCACACATATATATGCTCCATTACATTCAACGCATATACTTTTACGTTTTTTATGCTCACAAATTAAACTACCTTCACAATCAATACATTGATTTTTAATTTTTTTATGTTCACAAATATGGTCTGAATCACATTCTATGCAACAGTATTTATTATTGCCATGTTCACATATTTCACTTCCATTACATTGTGTACATCTACTCTTTCGTTTTTGATGTTCACAAATACAATCACTTTCAGCACATTCAATACAATATTCTTTACGTTTTTTATGAATGCATAGACTACTTCCATCACATTCGGCACATCTGCTTTTAATTTGTTTATGAGGACAAATTGAACCACCTTTGCATTCAATGCATCGGGAACGACGTTTAGAGTGAGGGCAGATAGATGCACCTTTGCATTCAACACAATGACTTTTAATTCTTTTATGAGAACAAATTCCAGAACCACCGCAGTCTATGCACATGGACTTAATTTTTTTATGAATACATACACCTGTACCACACTGTATACACTGACATGCCTGTTTTCCATGTTCACATTTCTTACGAACATATGTTGGCTTGGTTTGATGTACTTCTGCAGCCATTCTCTAATTATATACTATATAATAATATATAATTTGGATTAATATTCTTTACTTTTAATTCCATATATAAATTGTATATAAATCAATTTTTTAATCCCTCCGACAGATTTTTAAAAAAGTATTTTTTTTGTGTTTGGCTAAAATTATTTTGTTTTCCTTAAATATAGATTTAAATGACAGGGGGCGGACTTATGCAACTCGTAGCCTACGGGGCCCAGGATGTTTACCTGACTGGCAACCCTCAAATCACTTTTTTTAAGGTTGTTTATCGTCGTCACACGAACTTCGCCATGGAGTCCATTGAGAACCCCTTTAACGGTGCTCCCAACTTCGGCAAGAAGGTTACGTGCACGATCCAGCGTAACGGTGATTTGATCCACCGCATGTACTTGCAGGCCACGTTGCCTCAGGTCGCTCTCCAAACATCCGATGGCTCTGGTGCTCAGTTCCGTTGGTTGAACTGGATTGGTCACAACTTGATTAACTACGTTGAAATTGAAATTGGTGGCCAGCGCATCGACAAGCACTACGGTGACTGGATGCACATCTGGAATGAGCTCACCCAAGAGCCTGGTAAGCAGGCCGGTTATGCCAAGATGGTCGGCAACGTCCCCGAGTTGACCAACTTGTTGTACCAGGGCGGCTCCACGTGCGACAACGACTGCTATGGCGGTGAGCCCCTCACGTCAGAGGTCGTTACCTCATGCGCCCCGATGTACACCTTGTACATCCCGTTGCAGTTCTGGTTCTGCCGCAACCCTGGGTTGGCTTTGCCCTTGATTGCCTTGCAGTACCACGAGGTCCGCATCAACATGGAGTTCGATTCATTGAACAACTTGTGCTGGGACTACTCCAACTCATCTGACCCCCACGCCATCCGCAACCGTGTCGGTCAATGCGGTTTGGCCGCCGCCTCCTTGTACGTGGACTACATCTACTTGGACACGGATGAGCGTCGTAAGTTCGCCCAGGTCTCCCACGAGTACTTGATCGATGTCTTGCAATTCACGGGCGGTGAGTCCATCACCTCCAGCGCCAACAAGTTGAAGTTGAACTTCAACCACCCGTGCAAGGAGTTGGTGTGGGTCGTCCAGCGCGACTCCTACGTGTCATGCGATGATGCCGTCATCAACCCGTGGAAGGGTCAGCAACCCTTCAACTACTCAGACTGGTGGGACCGCTCCGTTTTGGAGTCTGGTTACTCCGTCACCCGTGTTGAAGGCATGGCTGGCAAGAACCCCACGATCACGGCCCTCCTCCAATTGAACGGCCACGACCGCTTCCAGGTTCGCGACGGCAACTACTTCAACTGGGTCCAGCCCTACCAGCACCACACCAACATCCCCGCTGTTGGTATCAACGTGTACTCATTTGCCTTGCAGCCTGAGCAACACCAACCAAGTGGATCCTGTAACTTGTCCCGTATCGACAACACTACGTTGTTGTTGACGGTCTCAAACAACGCTGTTGGCACCAACTTGTCATCCACGGTTCGCGTGTATGCAACTAACTACAACGTTCTTCGTATTATGTCTGGCATTAACTGCATTTTGAACACAATTGTGTCCATTTGCTCGGTTGCAATTGCAAACCGCCTGTGCCAAATAGCTAGCTGCCTTTCAAAAGGACAAACAGTATGACTAGCTAGTGGTGTTGAAAAACACTGCAAAATGACCTGGTTGCGGGAAACCCCTTACAG